GCAGAAGATATAACTGCAATAGCAACGTCTGTTGCAACAACTATCGCATCTAGTGTTGCTTCTGCTGTTGTAGCATCTGCTCAAGGTGGACAATTTGAAGATAGTCTTTATGCATATACAGAAATCAATAATTAAAATACTAAATTCTCTAGCAGCTGGGATAATCCCAGCTGCTAGATACTTATTTATTTTATCATCTATCATGCACCATCTGTTGAGGCTGCACTTGTTGCACCTGTTTCACAGGAGCTCTGTCAGGGAAAAGCATCTGTACTATTGATGAGAAGTTTGCAATAAATTCTATAATTGCAATCATAGCACCAGCTAATACTGTAATTTTGATAACAGTTTTTTCCAAACTATCTACACGTTTTGTGATCTCTTTATGATTATCATCAAGACGTTGAATATTTGTCGTATTATCACTAACAGTACCTTCCACTTTTCCAACCCTACCATAGAGGGTATTTAAAGAATCAGTATAATGCCTAACATCATCTCTTAGATCACTAATCGATTGCTGCTGCGCATCAACAGAATCCTTTAAGGTAATCAACGAAGAATTGATTTGCTTAAATTCAGCTTGATTTTGTTCCTGATTCTTTTTTACTTCATCTGTTAGTTTCTCCAAATTTTCCTCGATTCTTTCATCAGCTTGACGCTGATTTTTTAGAGTTGTTTTTAACTCTGCTATAGTTCCAACCTGTGCGCATCCATGATCTTCAGCCATAGTATCATAACTTCTTTCTCAGCTTACTGTAGATAAGCGTGTAATTATGTGCTACAGACATAAGGTTCATAATGCCCATACCAAAAAGATCAACAGTCTTTGCTAACGTCGAAGCTGAATTTGCTAATGACATGGCTGACTGTGAGATGATCGTAGTATTTTTACTACGTTCAATATCAGTGATGATACGTTCGATATCAGATTCTATTTCACTGATTGACTGTACTTGCTCTACAGCGTTTTCAGTTCTAATAATCATTTTTCGAACATTTGCCAATTCACCAACCGACTTGAACTCATCTCTAAACTTTCTCGTGGGACTTTGATTCCCAGAGAACTTGCTTTTCATCTCTTCCATGGTATTTGCGACATAATTCTTTTTGGATGACATTAAAGATGCAAAGCTTCCGACCTGCACTGTGACATCATGCTCACGCTCAACATTGGTAAGAAATTGATTTAAAATTTTACGTATTGTTTTAAGTAACGGTTTTAGATCGATGGTTTTAAACATCTCATCTAAAAAACGGATTGCTTCGTAATAAGTTACATTCATTCCAGAAGGAATATCAATAGCAATATCAAATATTGGATTATCAATATTTTTTCCTTCAATTGAATGAACTGTAGTCATATGATCTTGATAAAACTTTTTTAGTTCACCTCTCTTAACAGATTTCCAGAATTTGGTAAGAGAAACCATAAGACTATTAAAGATGCGTCCAAAGAAGTCTAAAACAGTTAGCAAAGCTGTTCCTTCAGTAGAATAAGCTAATGACTGTTTGTATTCTTCAATCGACACACAGATGTCGTGTATCGCTTGCATGTCATAAATGCTAGCCACCTCGACGTCGTCATAAACTGGCGCGAATGTTAACATATAAATTCACCTATATTAATATTGTTAATATTAGAATCTAACCATAAAATGTATAATAAAGATATGTAGTAGGCAAATGCCTACTACATATTAAATTAAACTTGTTTAATACCAGAAAAGAAATCTTCTTCTTTCTCTTCTGTTTTAGGTTGTGTAATAGCAGCAGCATCTGCATAAATATCTTGGATACTAAGATCCTTAGATCCTATATCATCAATAATGCCAATATCATCTCCTTGGAAACGATAAGCACAAAACTTATCTTTAGGAGGAGGTGGTGCATTGTTGCGATGCTTATTCCATGAGAATGTAATATAATCAATATTATCTACATGCTCTATCATCTGGAATATTAAGATATCAAGAGCTCGTCTAATACCTTTTGCATCTGCTAAAGCTGCACCTGTTAATTTTTTAACAGCACATACTTCACCTGCACTGACCAACTGCTCTGCTGTTTTATCTAACTGTAATCCTGCAAACAAAGCTATATCTCTTGCATGAGCAAGATCCATTAACTTCTGATAAAGTTTCTCTAATGCTTTTGGTGCATTATCTTTATCATTAACTTCTATTTTCATAAGAGCAGGATAATCAATTAACAAACAGACAATTTCCATATTTTTCATTTCTAATCTGGAAATAAGTTTTACAAGATCTGTATAAGTAAAATCTTCACCAAATCTTTTTACAATTAATCTATTTCCAGACTGATTGAAATAATCATAAGTTTCATCTATCAATTCTTCCATACTTAAATCTGGAGGAACTGGTTTATGATTCTTATTAACATAAGCAGCTTTTACCATGTCGTGGTAATTATCAGAAACTTCATTTTCAAGAGAAACTAAAACAATAGTTGGAATTTTAGACGGATCGTTTAAATCATATTTATTGTAAACAGTTGCCCATGTTGCTATATTCATGAGCATATATGATTTACCATTATAAGAAGGTGCTGCTAATCCAACTAATTCTCCTCTGCATACTCCACCATTTACTCCCATCATTCGATTAAGGCCTTGCCATCCTAAGCGAATGATATTAGTTTTCTTTCTTTTTGCATATTTATCTGCACTATTTAGCATTGAAGATTTAGAAGTAAAATCTAATTCGTCAATACTTTCTGCTAATCCGATTACATTGTTTTGAGCTTGTGTTAAATCATGAGCTTTATCTAAAACTCTCTCAATAATTAGATCGTTTTCTGTTTCATTCTTTTGATTATATCTATTACACCAAGCTAAACCATCTCTAAATGTATTAATTGATGCAGATATTAAACACCAGTTTTGTAATCTCTTTCTAATCTCTAATTCTCTTCTTGTACTAAGTCCTTGCTTTGCACCTTCATCTAATAATGTAGCAACTGATTTTACAAACAACGCATCTTTTTTAGCATAAGGACTATCTTTGATTTTTAGAACAATTTTATTAACTTCTTGTTTTTTATCTAGAATACCAGTTTTGCTTAAATCTTTAATGATAGTGATAATAATATTCATATCACTATCAACAGCCATTTGATTCTTTTTAGAATCTTTTGCTGCATCATACATATCTGTTAATTTATTTAGAATGTATCTGGATTCATCAGTGTTACTAAATGCTGCTAAACACAATGCATCTAGTAATAAATCAGTCGTAATAGGTAGCATTAAAGTATCCCTTCTGTACCATTATTTTATGACGTTGCTGATTGTAAAATGGTTTCGTACAATTAATGATGTCTTGCTCTAATTTTAATGTATATCCGAAAAGGATCCAAAGTATGAGTTATATCAAATTTATCAATGCTAACTCTCCAATTCCATCCGCATGGAGAGGCAATGCAGACCAAGCATATCGTTCTCTTACTGATATAGAACGTGCTTACTTCATTTTTGATCAGGTACTTGTATTTAGATACCTGTATCTTGCTTATGGCGGTGGTATTCCTATACTTATTCGTAATTATGGTAAAGTTACATGGGAACGTGTAAGAGGACTTATCACACAAAAAGAAGCTTATGAAAGAAGTGATGATAGAACAAAAATTGAGAAAGCTGCTTTTATCACATTAGTTTCTATTATCGCAAAAATAGCTGGTGGATGGGCTATTGAAAATACAAACGAAGTAATTGATTGGTTACATCGTAATGCTAGAAGTACTGGACGTTATCCAAAAGCAATCACTGATAATCCAGTATGTTTAGCATTCTATGATACATTCATTAAATATTTGAATCCATCTAACAGAAATAACGGATTCTCAACAGATGAATCTGTGTGCATTCCTTCCATTAGTCTGCTTGGTCAGACTATTGTGATGTGCTATGATGCTGTGTATTCTGGATACAGCATGAATAAGAAATTACAAGATAACTTGGAAAAAGCACACATTGTATCTAATTCGTTCTTTGATTTCATTTCTGGATTTAATTTCAGAAATGATAAGCAGAATGGATTATTTAAACTTGTCGGTATTTTACTAACATATAGTCTCGATTTGGATACATCTTGGTTATATGTAGGATATACGGATTCTCCGCAGGTCCTTGATAATCCAAGAAGTAAGTTTGGACTGATGGACAATATTAGAAATACTTCGAATGAATCTAAAATCTTTAGTTTCCTTCGTAGAGCTATGACTAATTTCTGTGCATTTATTCAAACACCATTTGACGAACTAGAAGCACAGTCTGGGAATTCTTTCAGACAAATCTTTGTTTCCTTCTTAATTGCATTACATAGACAGTATGGTCTTGTCTTTGATAACGATTCTATCGCTATCTTAAGTAAAGCATTAGGAAATCAAGAACAAGGATTATTATCTTATCTCAATGCATCTAATCTTAAAGATGTTAGTTCTGAATCTATTCAAGAATTCAAGAATTCGGTATTCTCTGAGTTTTCTGAACTTCATATTGGCAACAGAATAACTCATAAAGAAGATCATTCTAGTCTTGGTGTTCAGAAAAGAGATATTGCATCTTTAGAGGAAAACCTTAAAGCGATGCGTACACATGACGCAGCGATAACAGGTCCGGCACCCTTGAAAGATGCTGCAGGTGATGCAGGTAATTCTGGCACTAATTCAGCTGCTGGTAAGGAACTTGATCAAGCTTTAGACAGTATGCCTATCGATGATTCGACTGAATCGGGTGAAGGTGCTGCTGAAGGATCAGATCAGGGAAATGAAAGCGGTGACGTTGGAGCAACGGATGATGACGATACACCTGGTACCAAGTCAGAAAAAGGCGAAGATGAAACTGCTAATAAAGAAGGTAAAGATGATACCGAAAAATCAGATGGCAAAAAGAAAGATGATCAACGTGACAAAATCAGCATGCATCCCGTTCCTGATCTTCCTAATGTCAGTGATAAAGAAGGTGTCAAACTTGAGTTAACATCATCTGAAACAACAGATACCGTGTTTTACAGAATGGAGCTTAAGGCTTACATTGATAGTGTCTTAAGTAATCCTCCGAAGACTATATCACAACAAAAAATACAGGTTCTGAAGAAGATTGAAGCATATTGGTTAAACATCTTAACACCACAGTGTTTATACGATATGATCAATACTGTTATCAAACTTCCTTCTGAATTCGAAATACATAATAAAGGTAACAAATAATGGCTACTTATTCTTTTGAATCTTATATGAACGAGATTAAGGCTCATGATGCAGCCAAGCAAACCTATGGTAAAGAAAATCTCGATCATAGTCAGCTGACTCGTGAAGTCAGTGCTGCTGTTCACGATTTACTCGTTGGTTCCAACGCCGTGAATTTCTCCGGCGTTAAAGGTGAATATGCTCGTGCAGCTAACATCAGTTTCGAATCATTCGCAAACACCTGTGGCGCTGATAAGCTCGATACCCTTATGGAACGCTGCCATGTTCCGCAGAATCTCCGTAAGGCTTGTATGGAAGAGCTCGTCCTTGCTCTCAACCGTTCCCTGAAGGGTGCGGAAGGTGCATGGAGTGATCAGTTTGCTACCACTGACCACAGTGGCAATGGCAGCACCAGCACTCCTCTTAATACAATCTATCCGAATGAAGTTCTTGCTACTCTGAACAACGCACGTCCTGGCGTTGAAGCTTTCGGTGCAAACATCGACCTGGTCATTCCTGACCTCAAGATCACGCTCACGACTGCTATCATGAACTTCCATGCTCGTATCATGCCGAGACTTCTTCCTTGCAGAACCACAGATCAGCCGAATGCTACCTATACCAAGGAGTATTTAGAGATCTATGATAACAGCAAGCATGAAGGTCCGTCCATGAGACTGATCGATCTGTATGCAGATCCTTCCTTTGCTCGTAATGAACTCCAGAAGATCATTCCTCTGAAGGCTCGTGACACCGAAGGTAACTTCGTTCTGAAAGATGGCATTCTGTTCTTTGGTCCTCAGGCCAACATCCTCAAGCTCAGTCTTGATGACACGAAGCCTGGATACGACAAAATCAACAGAACGGATATCATTGAAGAAAACGTGAAGCTTGAGTACGTGTATGTCAGTCTGACTGATGGTTCCACGACTGAAGTCTTCCAGATTCCGACTCCGGATAGCTTCAACCGTCTGAGCCGTACCTACAATGGACATGATAGTGCTGATCGTCAGGGTGACTTCACCTTCGACTATAAGCTCTACAACAACAGCTTAATCGCTGCCAATGATCCGGAAGGTACTTGGGAATCCTCAACGACAACTCTGCTCAAGGATCTTGATGATTCTGAATTCATTCGTCTTCGCCTGATCGTGAAGCCGAGCCTGAACCTCAAGAGAGGTATTGCTGACTGCCAGGGTAGCTTCACTGTTACAGCTGGTCACGAAGTTGATCCTTCCAAGGTTTCTGCTACGACTGCTGCATTAGCTGAGACGCTGAATGGTGCTGCAGGTCACAGCCTTGTTGGTTATACGCTGGATGCTCGCTTCTCTGAAGCCAACCTCCGTAAGACCAATATCGCCATGATGACACACAGAGTGCCGTTTGCTTATGATATCCCAGTTGGACGTAACTACGTCTTCGATTATGCTATTGGCCAGGTCAATGCAGAAGAAAACGCTGCAAACCTCACCAAAGTTATCGGCATTGGTCAGGACGATGTCCAGCTCAAGCAGACGATTAAGACAATCGAATCCACCTATGATAGAATCAACAACTTCGTTGCAAATCCGGATGTTCCGTATGATCACGTTGGTGCTGACTTCGTAGCTGGTGACAAGATTCGTCCTACCATCTTCCTTGGTGCTCTCGACTTCAGCAAGCTCAACATCATCCGTGATGCTGACCGTTCTGGCGACATCAAGCAGAAAGCCAAGAGCTATCTCAATGGCGTAACTGCTCGTCTTATGCAGCTCTCCTTCCTCCAGCAGCAGCTTGGTGGTAGCACGACTGCTACATTCAAAGTTTGTACTTCTATGGAAGTTCTTGCTAACGTCTTCTCCCAGCAGCACATTCATAACCACATGGTTAAGGATGACATGAGAGACCTCGGCGATGGCGTTGAATACGTCCTCGTCCTCGACAATGGCGTTAGACTTGAGTTCGTCACCAGCACATTCGACTACATGAGAAACAAACTCGTGATGGTTCCTGTGCTTCCTGGCAACGCAGAATGCGAACTCAACTTCGGTACAATCTGGTCCAATGGTCAGATGGTTGCCCACTACACTCCGTCTGCTGACGCTGCATGGCATCGTCTCTTTGCTAATATCCGTGAGCTCATGGTTGTCACTTGCCCGATTGGTGCCATCATCGACATCTCTGGTCTTGACATCATCTCCGGTATTGCTACCAATGGCGTGCTTCGTCCTACGATCAAGACGATCGCAACGGAAGAAGAAACTCCGTATGGCGCATACGGTGCATAATTTATCTTACGATAAATCATTCTCTACTACTCTCCCTTCATGGGAGAGTAGTAGTTTTTTTATTTTAAGAAAAAAGAAAACCCAGATTAAATCCGGGTTAATTTTGTTAAGACCTCACGGTCTTGACAATATTGATGATGGTGAGTCCCAGCGATGCAGCAAGAGCACCGATATAGAGATAGTCGATACAAGCAGAACGGGTTTCAGATTTCATAAGAACCTCCTTAGCGTTTGATAATTGAAACGATGATAGCTGCTACATCAGCAACCAGGCATGCTGTGAGCAGAATGTCAATTGTGGTTTCTCTATTCTCTTTACCCATAGGAACCTCCGGATATTTTAGTGTTTGATGATGGCAGTAACGACACAGCCAACTAAGGCGACACAGCATCCAAGACAGATGTACTGACAGACTTTTCTCACTTTTCTATGGTTCATAAACAATCTCCTTAAGTTAGGTTAATAGTTAATATCACTGTAGCAATATATACGTTTAAATTTTTGAACAACACTAAAAAGAAGAACCAGACTCATAATGAGTCTGGTTCTTGAAATTAATTACCACGTGGCATGATAAGCCAGACAAAAACTCCACACCAGAAAATAGTGTTACAAGTTTGCTTGGTAATATATTTCACACGTTCTGTCTTTAATTACTAACGGTAAGATCACCTTCAACATTAATAGACCCAGAAATCTCAAAATCTGTGCCCTTTTTGTTATAGACAGAAACTTCAAGATTCTCATGACATGCTTCAACAGTAATAGGTATACTGTACTCATTTGCTACCCAGATAGCAAGAGAAGTATCTCCACTTGCAAAAGCATCATACATCGTGGAGATGTGAGAAACTTTTTCAACAAGTTTATCAAGACGATCTGCTAAACTTTTGAATCCATTTACAAGTGCACTAACAACATCATCCGAAATTTTAATATCAGGCTGTTTTTCAGGAAGCTCTTTCTCGATAGCAATCTTTTTGGCTCCGGTTGATTTAATTGTAGATTTAAGCGTTTTGGTTTTCTTCGTAGGCATAAAAGCTCCTTAACTGGTTATTTCTTGATAACAGTATAAATTGCTGTAACGATAGTACCTGCTGCAAAGCCCCATCCGAAGGCTTTCAATACACGCACTTTTTCGTGCCACCAACGTTCGAGGTCTTCCATATTAACCTCCTTTACTTAATTACAATAGAATCGCCTCTATTGATTACTGCATTCATTCTCTGAAGATCAGCCATAGGATTGGATACCATAGGTCCGTATCCGAAACAGCTACCATTTGGAGCAGGAACATATCCAGTAAACGTTCCGCAATTTGCGAAATGATACATGGATTTGCCTACACAGATGATATTAGAAGCACCTGCTGCTTTTGGATCAGTAGTAGTAGAAAGGAACAGATACTTAAGAGCTTCTGCTTTCTTAAAATTATCGTTTGGCCATTCAAGCAAGCATGCTGCACCATACAGAAACGCAGACAGCATGTTGTCTTTATCCGCAGATTCTTTAAGCAGCTTAACTGCCTGATTGTAAAGCTCCAAAGATTCTTCCAGTTCTTTCTCCTTCTTTTCAATACGTGCTTTTTCCTCAGGAGAAATCTGAGGAGTGGGAGGGTTAACATTAATGTTAGCGGTGTTGTTCTTTCGAGGTCTACCCATAGTAGTTTCCTTTCTTTTATGAGGTACAAAAATTTCGGTTGTAAAAATGTTAACTTTCATATTTAAATTATTTAATTTTGAGCCATAGTCACAACGATACCAAGTGCCATCTATAAGCAGGAAGCAGCCTGCAATAGTAACATCTTGATGTTTATACTGACGACAAGTAGAATAGAAATCATTGACAAATCTCTCTTCACCATAATCCAAATGTTTTCTATTATAGTAAGTATACGAGCTACAACCTTTATGCCAAAGAATCCTGTTAATAAGACCTAAAGCTTTGTCATATGTGTTGCAAATCCATATATCTGAATATTCATGAATGAATTCAGGATTTTCACCAATGTAAGAATAAATAGATCTTCCATCGCGTTCAACAATACCAATTCCAATTAAATGTTTTGTATCTAATGACATAATTATTTCCTTATTATATCTTGTTAATTGATTCACGATTGTAATATATAAATAAAAATAAAATGATATCTGCTAGGAATAACCTAGCAGATATCTTAAATTAATGTTTATGATATTCGTAAATTTGTTCGCCTGTGCAAATAACACTAGCTCCTTCATACACATGAATTTCACATGTGTTATTATCTTTCAGAAACACAACTCCATCATCTATAGTAAGTGTGCCATAAACTTGAAGTCCTTCAACAACAGCACCTTCGTATAGATGCAACGATGCACCTTTTTCTACAACAGCATATTCAATCCTACCACCTTTGTACACATCAACATGTGAAATAATTTTAGATCCATATACTACTGTACCATCATGGATAGTTGCATCAGATTTAAGATCAGAAGTAATAAGAGAAGGGGCAAGACGAATAACTGTTGTCCAGTCAATTCCATATACACCTGTAGCCTTTACCACACCGCCGTTTTCTTTCAAATTAAGGAAATAACTATTCCCATATTTAGTAATATCAATGTTTGCCTTTTGACCAGGATTAACAGGAATAGGTTCTTTCTTAAAATCAAGTAAATCGGTATAAACAATATCTTTATGCTTATCCATAGTAGATGGCTCCTTTGCTGTAAGTACAGCAACAGCTGCAACGATAGGAAGTGTTGTACAAAACGTAAATGCAGAAGTAATTGAAAATACGATAATAAATGTTTTCCAGTATTTCATACCAAACCCTTTCAATAGTACGAATTAAATTATGTGATGATTTCTCATGAGTTGAATCAGTTCTGCTTCATAAGTACATTTTACATCAGTCAGATCTTTACGAGTTTCATTGATGTAAAACTCATGTCCGTTAATATAAATTGAACATCTTGCTTTATGATTATTTTCATAACGATCAATTCGATTAAGAGGTAACATAACAAGAGCATTTTGATTCAAGTCATCCGTAATGTGAAAAATCGGAAGTTCATCTAAAGAAAGTGCAAGAAGAGCATCTGTGTTCCAGTCAGTTTCTTGCATGTATTTTTCAAATCCATTTTTGATTTTTGATTTGATATTACGAAGTGTATCCATAACAAAAGTTGAATGTTCTACTCTACCACCATAAAGTACTCGGCTAATAGGCATACTCTCTTTCTTAAGACGAAGAGGAGCACACTCATAAATAGATACAATCTCATCGACAGGAATTTCTACCTTTGTTTTCTTTTTCGTATTAAACTCATCTAACTCAACCATGTAATGAATCATAGGTTATCTCCTAATAAAAACAGGACCTGGGAAAACTCCCAGGTCCTTTCGTAGAAAAGAACTATTAGCAGAAATCCTCTACTAACAGCCGAATATAGGATTTAATTTAATACAATCTTATCCATATCGTCAAAGTCTGGAAAGTTAAACATATCTTTACAAACTTGAACAGCATTCTCTTCAGGTGTAAAATATAGTCCAAAGAATTTTTCAATAAATATCGTATTCGCCATAACTGCTTCTTTATAGCAATTCTTTAAATACGTACGTTGCTTTGAATCTTTTTCTTTTTGTGACTGTTCCCATAGATCATTTAATTCCTTAAGTGTATAAGGACATCCTTCAAGCCATAGGACAGATGCAAATCGAGATTCTCTAGACAAGTTAGTAGACATCTGAATAGAAGGATAAAGCGAAGCTGCATCAATATCATTTACCAGCATTTCGATAGAAGTTTCAGCAGACATTTCTTTCAAATGCCGTGTGCCTTTTACTTCAAGAAGATTTGGACTTAGTACAGCTCCACCAATATTAGCTAAGAATTTATCCCATTCTTGACTCATACTACTTGGAGCTACAATAGATCCAGAAATACTGTTGATACTTGATCTACAATAATTAAACCAGTTATTCTTTAACATAACTGTCTGTTTACTATACTCTGATATTTCAGAAATACCAACCAAAATCATCATTGATGTAGTATCTCCTGTTACTGCATCAATAAGACAAGGAAGTACAGTATCAAAACAGTTATATACACAATATCCGACTTGATCATGTAGTTGCATATCAGTGTGAGTTTTATTCACACCAAATTTAATCTTGCCAGATCCAATAATCTTCTGACCAATATATTCCAAGGTATAGAAGTTTTCTCTACCTTGAACCTTTCTTAGTCTAGAATACAGACACATTGGGTCGTACCATCTAGTATATCCTGGTACTTCCACTTGATGCCAAACATCAGTAAAATGCTCAACAGGTTTTGTGTCTTGTTTCCAATGGAAGAATCTTAGATCTTTTGGAACATCAGGATGACAGAACAATTGTTCTAATGGAATCTGATTGAATTTTGCTCTCTCTTCAATGAAGGGAATATCGAATGCTATGTTCCATACGCCACACAGATCAGGCTTATGAATCACAACAGATCGAATCAAATGAATGATTAATTCCCTTTCATTTTCACAGAATACAAATTCAAATTTATGTGGATTTGCATCCCATGCTTTTTTAGCTTTTTCATTCAGACCTTCTACAAAAGGTTCTGTTTCTTGTTCCAGTCTTGCTCTTAAAACAGATTCATCCACATTACACCACGGCTTGTTGATAAACTCGAAAGTTGTTCGAGTAGACCAATCAGTATAAGACGCACACAGAATCTGGTTATCGAATTCTGGTATCACAGAAGTTTCAATATCGAGCATACCTATATCTAACTTAGGTATTACATCATTGACATTCTGCATATACTCAATTTTCATTCTAATCAGAGGTCCTACATCTACACCATAGACATGTGGATCTGCTTTTTGAATATTGTTATTGAATGTTCGTTTATAAATACCAAGAGCCTTGCCAACACTATCCCAAAGCTCTTTATATTTACAAACATGTTGCTCCAAACGTTCAAGACGTTCGCATTCAAGCCTAATATTTTGATGTCTGAATTGTGGTTTTGTTACCCAATATTCAAACATCGGATTACGTATTACATGAAGTTTATGTTCATTGGTTTTAACGTTTTTAATAGCTGCAACAATTGCATCATTAAATCCGTTTTCTTCTGTTGGTCTGATATAAACCCCATGAAGCATGTTGAAATCAGGAAGAGGTGAATACATTTCATAAGCTCCTTTCTTTATATAGTAATATATAATTTTTAAACTTATGAGATGCTAATTTTTTCTTCCTGTTTTTCTTGTTTCTCTTCTTTTACTTCTGGTAATATAGATTTGTATTTCTTAAGATAGTCTTCTAATGAGATATCGAATGATTTTTCTCTATTCTCTAAAGGTATATCTAAGCAATCACGAACAAGTTGTACCATATGTAAATGAATCGCATCTGTGTTTATATTTGATAAAACACATAAACCACCATCATCACATAAAATTTGATCTACTGTTGCTGCCTTTGCTGTTTTCAAAACAGAAAGAAGTCTATAAGTATCTCCATATTTAGTAACATTCTCATCACCAAACTTAGGACGAATAGCTTCTTCAGGATTTTCAGGAGCAGTATTTGTTATAAGAATATGACCATTTTGATTAAGCATCAAGCTAGCAAACACTATATTTCTAAGAGCTATTTCAACTTTCTGGCAACCATCAATCATAACGACATCAGTTCTGTATTTAAAATCCATTGTCATATAATCGCTATGCCAGTAATAATCCGATCTAACAGGAAAGATTATGATGTTTTTAGGAAGCTCAGTTATTGACCATTTTGGCCAATAATTAACACCAATAACGTATGTATCAGTGTTTTGAAATAATTCTAAAAATCTTAAACCATATTTGCTTTCTGAGACTTCAAGATAATTACTAGGATTTAACAAACCAATTACTGATTTAACTGTATCAATCATAGATGGGTTTGGCATATGCAACACCTCCTCTATCTGTATATTGAATCATTTGAGTTTCTTTTACAACAAGTTTGTTACGGTAGCAGAATAATCCTAGCATATAAGGAAGCAAGCATTTAAATACTTGTGAATTACTATTTCTTGAATTAAAACCATCAAGTAATTTATTATTCTTATTAAATTCATCTTCCATCTCTGAACATACGCTGAAGAAAAAGTCACAAAACTTATCAAACAAATATTTTTTAGTAATAAAGCATGAACGAACAGGTTGAGCAATTAGTTCATCCATCATAAAATCTTTCCAAATTTTATGACTATAATCAAAATGATTTGCTCTAATTACGTCTTCTAATGCATGATAAAATTCTGAACCATATTCCATATACATTGTACCAATGCAACTTACCAAATTACCATCTTTATTTGTTTTGATTTGACGTCTAGGTAGAACAATATCGTATTGCTGAAAATCATATCCACATATTGCATGATTTCTTGACTCAGATTTGTCTTTTGTGGCAATATCATCAAAACACATTGTATTATTTACAACATTAGGAAGATGATATCCACCATTTAAAAACCACATATCATCACATACAAAACCTATTCCTTGATTATCTGAATTGGCTTTATCAAGTTTCCAAGCAGCATAAAGAGCTGTTAAGCATCCGTATAGCTTATATTTATCTGCTATGTTATCAGGATTATCGTCATCATGATAACAGTTCAAACGTTCTTTTGCTACACTGGTACATTGGATCGGAATATATTGTCTATGTTCTGGTCTATTAATCTCATCTGTAACAGCAAAATAAACATGATTTGCAGTTGCATCAGAAATACTTTTACTATAAGGATTTACAGCTTCACTTCTATAAAGCTGAGCAATAAAATCTAAATCCATTGTAAGATGAGAAGCCTCATTTTCCAATCTACCACCAAGAAATACATACTGCCAAGGTGCAAGTCCTGTAATAATACCTTCGACTAACTGTGCTGTTCCATAATCTCTACTTGAAAAATAATCATGGATTCTTTTTACAGATTCTTTATCATTCATAATAAGTAATGTAGAATCTGCAATCTCTCTTCCAAACCAATGAGAACAATACATTCCTGGCTTATCGAAGTATGATACAATCTTATCAGGATGCAGTAAAAGAACATCACTTTCAATATGAACAATATAGTCATATTTTTCCATACCTATTTCTAAGGCATGAACAAATGAACGAATCCAGCCAGGAAAAGATAAATCACTAGTACGTCCAAGCATTGGCTTGTGGTTTTTAATATAAAGATGAGATTCTTTTAGCAAAGATGAATCAGCTTTAGCAATATCTTCTAAAGTTAATTCACCATCATGCATAATGTAGAAATCAGGATCTAATGGTTGAAGACTTTTAATTTGTTTTAAATTATGAAACCAATTGGATGCACGCATGAGATAAAAGTCTTTCCTAAAATCACAGCATGTGCAAAAAATCATAAGTTTAGCCATTTACAAATCTCCTATACAAGTGATACCTATTAGGTATCACTTGACAACTTTTACTGCATTGTTATCAGCTAAATATTCAGTCATATCTTCTTTAATAACAGAAGAATCGGTATACGGATCATTGTAAGGATCACTATACGGATCTGATGTTATTTCTTTGAACTTATCATCAGTTGCTTTCTTAAGGGACTCCATAAATCCATTCATCTTTTCCGTAAAGATTTCTTCCTGTGACTTTACAGCTGCATTACATTCTTCTACAGTAACTCTTTCAAGATCACAAAGCTGAGGTAGCGCATCTTCATCTTTTACAATGATAGAACATCCGTTAAGATACATATTGAGATGCCTGTCAATAACAAGACCAGGAAACTCAGGAGTAACTTTGACTAATCCAATTGCGCAATCTTTTTGATTTGGATCACTGAATCTACCAGTAGCAGACATAATCGGAAAACTGTTATGAAGCATGATTGGTACAATTGATTCATAAACTTTATTTAAAAATAAAGAACCTACTTTTCCGACAGAGATATAATGGTATCCTGTTTTCCCTACAAATCTACTAGCAAGAAATTCAGCGATCTTAGGAACAGGAATAGAAGGAAGTGAAGAAAGTTTTCTAAGTTCAATTCTTTTCTGAATTTTATCTTCTTTCATTTGCTTACGAAGCTTTTTATTTTTACGACCACTCATTGTGGACTCCTTACTTAGTAGAAGTGGTTTGGAACAATTTCCATTGTGTATAACCAATCGCAATGGCATCTCCTTCATGTTCCGTTAAAGTAAAATCTTTTAACTCTGGGGAGAACAGAATATCTTTATGTTTAAAAATCGCTGCTTGAACACCTTCCTTATCAGAAGTACCAATTCCTGATATAAACTTCTTGACAAGTTTTGGTGGAATTTTGTACAGCGGTTTTTGAAATTCATCACGAAGTAAAAGAGAAACAGTTAAGATCCAATGAAGTAATGCTTCGTATGCTCCAGGACGTCTAGGATTAAAAAACGCATCTTCACTTACAATGAAGTCGGGATGGTACTTTGTTACTAATTCTCTCATCATATCTCTTAAGATAGATAGAGTAATAATTCGTTTACCGTAAATTGAAACATCCTCACGATGTGATTTATGATCTACTGTTTTATTTGGAGTAAGCATACCAAACTCTTTTACACAAAAAACTTTATCATCAACTTCTGAATACGACCATCCTGAAAACGATAATCCTGGATCAAAACTTAAAATATAATAAGACATATTAATCTATATCAAAATCGATATCTTCTTCGTCGTCTTCTTTTTCTCTATTCTCAGCTGACGGATCAATTGTTTCACAACTATCTAATGTGATGAGAGGAAGATCATTCTCTTGCTTTTTCTTTTTATCTTGTTTCTTAGCCATCATAGCACCTACATAGTTACAGACCTTACAAAAAATAAGATCTTTTGTTAAAAATAAAAACTAGTGTACAATCACTGTACCTAAGTACATATGATTATACACTAGTATAATTACAGATTAAGCAATCTTAATCTGCTTACCACCTTTGGCATTAGCCGTCATCTTCTTTTCGATTTCGGCAGAAAGTGCACGAAGCTCTTCATCTTCAGCAATTTCAGACGGAGTCTTGGAATAGTTCTTAACCTGAACAGTACCATAACGAGTCTGAGTCGTGGACGGTTCACCGTTACGGCCAGGAATCGTCACACTCGTCTCCGGCTTCACAGTAACCTCAAAACGATTCTCTTTCAGACCAGCACGGAGCGACCAGGGCTCAAGCGTCTCAGCAACCTTCTTTGCAAGGAACTTAGCAGCTTCATGCTGAACCTCATTCCTGGCAGTATTCAGAGCATCAAGAACTTCCTTAGGATTCGAAATGCCCTTCTTTTCATAGATTTCCATGAGCTGAGAATTGCTCATAGTGATGTTGTTGTTCTCGCAGGGGAGTTCACCGAATGGAGTTTTGATCATGGTTTTGTCAGCCATAATAATCACCTTTCATATATTTGGGTTAGTGATCATACAACATTGCGGTTTTATGTTCTATGATCGTTTCTGGTTTAGTAATATATAGTTAAGTCTAAAATGAATATACAGAACTATAGATTGTATTTGTTTACAAAAATAATATTCTATGTCTTAAACAACCTAAAGGGATTTTTATTATGACTTATAGATCAAAGCATAGATTAGTAAATAAACAGGTTGCTACAATTCATTTTAAACAACCTGCACAAACCACAATTAAAGAAATTAAACAGCCTGCTCCTCCTTCTAAAATTAGTGGAATATTGGAACAATTGCAATCATGGAATAAAGTAAAAGATATCAATATAAGAACAACTGTTGAATGGCTCCATGATAATAAACATCCTGTTGTTCCTGAGCATACCTCGCATCCAAGTAATACTCCTGTTTCTGATTTAGCTGTTGTTACAGTTTGCCATGGAACAGATCCGTTACGTGTTGCTGCATCTAAAAAAGCTATTCCGAGATTACTACGTGCTAATCCTCAACCAGCTGGATTCTTTGTTGTTGAAGCTTTAGAAGAAGGTCAAGCTTCTAGTTTAGATTATTTAAAAAGTTATCCTCAGGTAACTATAATTCAAGTGAAGATAGCAGATAAAAATAAAGGATTATTTCAAAAAGAAGCACTTTGGACAATAGGTACAAAGAAAGCATTTGAAAATCCTAAAATTACAAAAATTCTTGCTATTGATGCCGATTGCTGTTTTGATGATAATAGCTGGGCTTATAAGATTAGTGAAAAACTAAACAAATGTCCTTTTGTTCAACCGTATCTTGGTATGAACTATAGTAATCAGAAAGATGCAGGATATGGACCATCTCATATCTTAATTAGTGAAGCATATAGTCTTACTAATAAATGTGAAGGTGAAAGATTCTCTCCTGGCGGATCTTTTTCATGTACTAGAAAATTCTTTGAAAATACATTTGAAGGAAGATGGCCATATCGTCCTGTTGGAGCAGGTGATGTTGCAACATGGGCATTTTTAAGAGGTAATAAAACAGAATCTGCTAAAAAACCATCTAACGTTGAAGACAGTATGATTTTAGATGATGGTCAGTGTCCTGCTGTACCTATTGGATATGTTGACTTGATTCTAAACCATTTCTTTCATGGTCCTCTTAGTAACAGAATGTATGTTACACGAAACTATCTGGCTAAAAAATATAATAATCCAGAAACTGTTGTACTTGACGAACAAGGATTATTATCTTGGGCTGATACAATAGATGGTAAAATTTTCCAAGAAGCATTCACTATGCTTAAAAAGAAAACAAACGAATATGTTTCTGTAAATCGTAGATTCACACTCTATGATACAAAAACTATGACTAAAATTATAGCCAACAAGTATTATGGTTCAATCAATTCATCTAATCCATTAATTATTACATCTGTATATCGTCATGGATACGATAAGTCAAAAGAAACTATTACAAATCTTTATAAAGCTTTGTTAAAATATTGTAAGAATCCGTTTAAATTTATTCTTTTTACCGATACAAATTTCGATGCACCATTCACTCAAATTCCACTAAATTTAAATTGTGTAGAAGCACCAAGTATGTGGAGAAGAATGAGTATCTTCCAAAAAGAATATGATCAAAATGATAATGTTTTATTTATTGATCCTTCTACTTCTATTGTAAATGAATTTACAATGTCTGCATGTCCTGATAAACATCTCTATTTAGCTAGACATGATTCTGGTAGATGGGATAGTGCTCTTATGTATTTTAAAAATCTTCCAAGAATTTTTGAGCAATATCAAGAGTTAATTAAAAATAAAACAATACTTCGTCCTGAATATATTTATTTGGAACCTTCTGTGTATTTATTAGCAAATTGGCATGATAAAGGAATTGTATTTAAAAATGCAATCATCCATGCTGACTACAAGTTTACAGGTGAGAGAGAATCTTATCCTACTATTGATTTTATTTTAAAATAAAAAGAAAATACCTGGGTGAGAGATAATCTCTCACCCAGGATAGTTCACCGATTTTTTCTGAATAATTTGTTCCATGCGGAATACGGATCATCCGCCGAAAATTCGTCACGGATCATCCAGTACAGAAAAACGCACGAACAGATGGATCCAAACGTCACAGTGAACACGAACAGAATTGCAAACAAAGTACTCATATTTTTCTCCTTAGTTTAATTAATAGTTAAGTACTAACACTGTAGTCATATATCGTTGAAAATTTTCGAACAACATCATACTGTACGATATTAAGAAAGGAACATACATGAAACTAATTTCTATAGAACTATATTTATATAAGCCTTTTCTTCATCATCACACAAAGCATTTCAAATGTGATTCTTTATCACATGTTACAGTAATCTCAGGAGAAAATGCATGTGGTAAATCTTCTTTACTTAGAGCCATGTCACCTAGACCTGCTGTTAGTACAGAATTCGAAAAAGGTGGTTATAAAATAGCGCTGTATGAGCATAATGGTTGTTATTATGAATTAAGTTCTGACTTCAGAAAACAATCAGGAGCTCATAGTTTTAAAAGAGATGGTGTCGAATTAAATGAATCTGGCACTACAGAAGTTCAAAACAATTTAGTGCAAGAGCATTTGGGATATGACGATATCATTGAAAAATTAATAACGGGTAAATTTAAGATTTGTGATTTGGGTAAGCCTGAACGTAAAAACTTATTTATGTCAACTTATCCATCATCTATGTCTTTTATATTGGATAAATATAAAGCTGTATCATCTAAACTTCGTGCAATCGGAAGCAATATCAAAATGCTGCAGCAAAGAAAGACATCTCTTGAGCAGCAAATGATATCAAGACAAATTCTTGAAGATTACAAAGCAGAAAAGAAAGATTTGGAAAAGACATCTGCTGCTATTGATATGGATTTATATTCTATCAATAAAGCTATCTCAAATATACAAGCAATGATAAACGGAATAGATCCGGCTATATCACAGCTCACACCTGAATACTTTTCAAGTAAAATAGCAAATCTGTATAAAAAGTATATTGAATTACTCAAGTCTTCCACTTCTATAGAAACATTCAAAGATAGTGCTATCATGATGGAGAGGATTACAAATCAACAAAAAGTAATTCAAGATTCCATTAAAGATAGGGAAAATTCAGCAAAAGAATTAAAAAAAGAAATTGATCAATATCAAAAGTGTCTTGCTTCTGATATAGAATCATCTATTAAAGAATGTGAAAATAAGATTAAAGTTCAAGATAAAATTATCACTAATACTCCTATTAACACAAATTTACCTGCTCTTAGTAATTATGAATTAGATAAGTTAAAAGCTAATTATAAGCAGTTACTAGAAAAATTAGAAATTGTTCAGAAAGCTAGTAAACCTTATTTATCGGAATATGAATATCAGAATTATAGTCAAAGATATACTTACTTAATAGAAAGTAAGAAAAGAGCTGATAGCGAATATGCTAAATTAGAAGAAGTTTATAATAACTTTAATAGAAGATTAAGCTCATATTTAAAACATACCTATCCAAAAGACTGTATTCTTAAATGTGATATAAAAGAAACATGCCAAAGATTTACAGATTCTTTACGGGAAGAATGTAATAAAGCAATAGATGATTTAAACGATAAGCATAGAGAGCAAGTAAAACTAGAAAAAGAAATTCAAGAAAAAGAAGAATTATTAAAAGATAAAAATCCTATAAGAATAGTTCTTAAGGAATTATCAAAGTTCTTTGATTCTGTAGATTGGGCTCCTTATGTTTTAGATAACTTATCATTTATTGAATCTTTAAATAAAAATACTTCCCTAATTTACAATCGTCTAGGTCAGTTGTTAACAAATGCTGAAAACGAAAAAACTGTAAATGAAGCTAAAAATACAAAGCAACTTCTTGAAGCTAAATTACTTAATCTAAAAAGTAATAATGCTCCTGTTAGACAACTTCTTAAAGATTCTGTTGTGAAAAAAGAAGCACAGCTTAATGCTTACATTATAGAACTTAATGAAGCAAAAAGCGAATTGCTTGAATTAGATAAAAAGAAATATCAACTAAACAAATATATTGATATCACACAAGAATTAGATAAAATAGAAAAGTTATATAAAACATGGACTAATGTCTATACAACAAAAGCTGAGATTTCTTACTTCCAAGAATTTACTGAGCAAATTACTGCTTGTAAAATTAAAATTAATTCTAAGATCATGGAACTTGAATCTTTAATTCAAGAGCAGAATAATTACATCATTAGACTAAGAGAAGAGATCTTACCTGAGTTAACTAAATTACAAAAACAGCAAAAAGAATATGCCTTAATTGAGGCTCAGTTATCTCCTACAAAAGGTATAAGTCACAGATATGTTGTTAGATACATTAATGCTGTTTTTAGTTTAGCAAACATGTTTATTACTCGTGTTTGGTCTTATCCGATGCAATTAGATTATATCAATGAAGAAGATGAAACATTTGACTATAGATTTAGATTAGTTATTAATGAAACATCTAGTATCAGTGATATTAATATTGCATCAGCTGGTCAGAAATCTATTATTAATCTTTGCGTTATGTTAGCTATTTGCATCTTTAGAGAATATGGAAAATCATATCCAGTTATTCTTGATGAAGTTACAGTTAATATGTCCCTAAACCACCAAAATAGTTTAATTCAATTTTTAAATGAATTATTCTCTCAAGATGATTTATCTCAAATCTTTATCGTAGATCATTGCATCGATGTTTGCAGTTCGTTCGCAAGTATTGCTGAAATGATTTGCTTATCTAGAGATTTTGATGTTGGTCAAGAATGGAAAAAAATAGGTACAATTGAATAGAACCAAAAAGAAAAATCACCTGGAGTCATAACGACTCCAGGTGATAGTTTTGTATCATTCACCAAATAACCAGTTACTACTGACTTCAGTCCATTTCTCTTTTGAAGTAAGAGCTTCTTCAACTTCTTCTGGAGCCAATTCATCATTAGTATACCAGTATGTGAATTTCTTCAAAATACTAGAATAATACACCGACGTCCCGATGTTACTATGGATCTGATTCCAAAGCCATCTCAAGACAGTGAAGCAATCTTTATGAACGGGATCTCTAAAACGACCAGTATCAATTACACTATCCTCTTCTGGTGTGAGACCAAGGACACGGCGATCACATTTCAGTAACTCAAAATATGCTTCTTTTGAGTTTTTAAGGTTCTGTTTTTCCAGTAGAAGATTGACTTTTGCGTTCAGCTCTTCAATTCGTCTGAACATGAGATTAATGAGTTTGTCATCAATTTCCATTTTATTTCCCATTGAATTATCCAATGATCCAAGTTCTTTCTTCCTTATCAACATAAGTACGGAAAGACCTATCACAAGTGATATCAACACCATCCAAACTGTCGGCACAGACTTTTCCACCTGCATGGATATGGATCTGGCCAACAGAAACATCATCCTTGAGATATACAGTACCACTAACGCAAATGCCAGTGATTTCAGCATCAGTCACTTCAACAGACGAAGCTGTATCAACAATCAGATGATCGATTTGACAACGATAAAGATATGCAGTGCCTTTTACATCAAGACGATTAATCGTCACGATAGCTTCATCACCACTGCAAGGATCACTATTCACACACAAGTTATTTGCTTTGCCAATGGTGAGATCATCGATATGTGCACCACTAAAAACACGCATAGTAATACGTGTTCCATAAACTTCATCAACTGCTTCTTTATCATCAAAGATGACACGTTCAAATGCACCATCCTCAATCCAGATATCAATGTTTCCGATTGCAATATCATCATTGAAATAGCAATCATTGAAGGTAATAGCGGAATTTTCCGCCTGTGCATTTTTGATATTTTCATACTGCAGCTTTGACAAACCAACAGTAAATCCATCATAAATAAGATTACTGTTAGATTTGATTGTCACCGCAGGATCAATATCATTCTGAAGTTTCAGAGATCCATTGTCGAGTACGAATTTCTGACCTTTCCAAGTCTTCTCGTTATAAACGATTTCTTTTTCTCCAGAACAAACAACTACATTACACTTTTCTTTTTCTGTATCTTTCTCCTTAGGTGCATTTTCCGTATTTTCATTCATGATCTTTTCCATAGGTTCTGCAACGAAATCATGAATGATCTTTTCAGATTCTTCAGGCGTATGATTACCTACAATAGCCTGACCTTTTTCATTGAAATCAACATGAAGAGTTTTGAAGTTGATTCCATCCGATTTTTTGATTTTCATTTCCATAGTTTTCTCCTCTATTGTTTATGGATTTATACTGCATTTCAGCAGCGTTGATTTCGTTTATTTTTTCTTTTTCTCAAAGCAATCTTCCTGCCTCAAATGTGGAGGAATTGGTTCTTTTGTAATAATATCCTCATCAAATTCAAGATTAAATTGTTCCTCAAATTGACACCTACAATAACCACAATCATAGAGCTTTCCTACATAAGGCTTCATGCAATCTACATGTAGACTTATACCAAGTAGCTCTGTGTTTGGGCTACTACAATGAGGACATGATTTTGTTTCAAAATTAAAATCACGCATAATGTTCTCCTTACACTATTAATTAAAGTATAATAGTAATATATAATTAAAAAAATAATCAAAAAAGAAACTCCAGGAACATTGTTCCTGGAGTATTGTTTATTTGGTGTAACGATAGACGATCTCATAGTATTTAAACTGAGTAGCGAGGGCACCATTCAACCAGATGGCTTCGTGACGCTTCTGCGGCCTTGTCATACGCGTCTTTTCAGCTTTCTTGGAAAGATGCTTCACATGGTCCGTATACTTAAAGAAAGTTTTAGACCATTTGTAGTCGAGTTCGAAAGCTTCTGTTCGAACTTTCGAATACTCCTCAAGCTTTCCTTCTTTGTAGAGATCTGAAGATTTCTTATACAATTCTTCCATTCGAGGAAGAATTTTTGTTAAACTCAAAACGTAAAATGCTACGCTTCGACTGAAATGGAAGCAAAGGGATTTTCTCTTCTTTTTCATATTAATTCTCCTCGAATGTTTTGTTAAAGAACAGGCATTAACCAAACGCCCATCCAGGTTGTTTTGTATGCATGACAGTATCGTGCATCTCAACATACCAACCTCTGTTGGGTTAACGATTAAATCAATCACTATAGATATATATATTCAAAACTCCTCGAATACCACTGAAGTTTAGCATTTTATGCGTTAATATAAATAAAATAATAGAGGTGTGTATATGAACTATGCATTAGAACTTGCACTCGTAAAAATACATTCTGTTATACCTCCTGAGATTCTTGAATATGCTTTCTCTGATAGAGATGTAAGAGAAGAGATTTCTTCTATCGATGATATGATTTTAAGCAAAGTCATTCGATATCGTGTTATTAAAGATATGAATATAGATGGTGGTAAATTCAAAGAGATTTTACTCCGCCGTGAATATATGGAAAAATTAACTCGCAATGTAGATGATAATCTCATGCATACTGGTAGATGGAGTGTATATCGTATCCCACCACAAGCTAGAGAAAATCTTCCTATTGCTGAAGTTATGAATTTAAAGTTTAGAGGCGCATATGCCGGATACCAGCCTTATAGTAATGGATATATTGGTGGTGCTAATCTTACTACTATGGCTCAAGGAGTCTTAGATGCTCATACATTCCAAACTGCTCCACCTATTCCCAATGTTGAATTATTATCAGGTGATTTAGTTAGACTTACTCCTTCCCAACATCACGGAACAATGTGGGCAATGAATTGCAGACTATGCTACGATGATTGTTTAACGAATCTTAATACATCAGCAATTCATCCTTTTGCTGATCTTTGTGTATTAGCAGTTAAAGCTTATATTTTTACTAATAAAACAATTATGCTAGATAAAGCTTATATCCAAGGTGGTTATGCACTTGGACAATTCAAATCGCTTATTGATGGATATGCTGATGCAAACGAAAAGTATGATGAGAAATATAAAGAACTAGCCGGTGCTATGTTCCTTGATCCATCAAGATTAAATGCATTCCTTCCTTATATTGTTTAAAAAAAAAAGAACACCAGGGAAATGAATAAACCTGGTGTTCAATGCTAATGATCTAAAACATCATTAGACTTTTCTTCCTCTAAAGGAAGACTAACATAAGGAACACTGTAGGAATATATACTTTCAATATATTTGAAAAAAGAAAACCACTGGAGCAGTATGCTCCAGTGGTTCTCAAATTATTTAGCCAACGATGTAATCCTGACGGATCGGTTGATTGTCCGTTTTCCTACGAACTGTATGAACTTCTGACCAGAAGTTTCTCCCAGGTTCAGCACGAACAAATTCGACTTTACAATTGTGAAGCTTTCTCACACGTCCACCCGGATAAATCTTGCATGTTTTAACATCGCAATTATCCAGAGTAACCGTACCACGAACATGCAGCATTTCGATAACTGCTCCATCCTTGATATATGCTTCACCTGTTTCATCAATAATTGCATTTTTGGTTCTAGATCCAGGACCAAACGTAATGTAACCGTGGCACATCACGTTTTCAAGTTCTGAATTGTCGCCAACCCATGAGATGGTGTCTTCACGAGTGATGAAATTATTGAGCTTCGAATTTGTGATAATGCATTCATTACGAACCTTGGCTGGAATGTCGAGATCCTTCGGCTCAATATCAAACACATTGAGTTGAGAATCCATGATTTCAACATCAACATGTGACATCAACCTTGCAGGTGAAGTACAATTTATGAGTTTGATTTGATTGAACTTTTCAGTCACATCATAGAACGCTTCATCTGTTTCGATTTGTGTATTACGAATTGTGACTTTCAAAGGATTTTTATGCTGATCGTATTCTTCAATCGGATAGTTGTTTTTTTCGTAAAGCGACATGGTAATTTCTCCTTATCATGGTTTAATAATTTTCAGTTTCCTTTTTGGCTTCTGCTCTACGGAAACTTTCAATCGCATTTTCGATGCGACCAGCATAGTAAATAAACAGTTTCTTGTTTTCCTCTATTTCAACAACCTTATATCTGCTGTAAATAGTAAAAATATCGATATTAATTTCGATATTCTTAGGAAGAACATCTTTGTTGTTTGTAAATTTACCTACTGCAATTTTTGTTTCAATATTGTAACAAACAGGAATACATGTTTTTCCATTCTCATCTCGGAAAATTCCATCAAGGAAAGTTCCAAAAATAGGAAGAATAGACGTAGGTTGATTTGCAGTTACTGGTCCTATCAAGTCTTCAAGAAGTTTTGCTGTCTTGTCAGGATAGTATTGATTGTGCAAAAAGTCAAGGGGTAATTCTTTCATTCTGCCCATCTCCAACCTGTAAGTTTAAGAATTCCTTTAGGACGAGGAATAGGTGTCCAGATAAAAGATCCAAACCGAAAGGCATGCTTCTCTTGCCAAGCATATCGATCCTTTTTCTGAGGATGGATATTCACACAATATTCATGAACATTATTGTTTTCAAGAACAGTAATGTAAGCGCAATCATGAATACCATTTTGAAGATCATACCGTACATCTTTCCAAGTTAAACTTTTACTCATTCTTCCCATCTCCATATGTTAAGAGAAAGTATGTTTTTACAAGGACGAGTTGTTGATCTCCACATACCCTCATACAATCCGTCATATTGGTATTCTTCCCATTTGAAACAACTTTTTCTCTTCGGATTAATACTTACTCGAAGCTTGGTATCATATCCTAATGCATAATGATACGTAAGATATGCATATTCATGTTTACCTTTACGAAGTCCTTGCTGGACTTCTTCCCATGTTAAACGCCTTTTATATGTGTAGGTCCAGGTTTTATCTTTTTTGAGTTCATCTTTTTCCAACGCAGGAAACCAATCAACTCCTCCAATATATTTTTGTATTTTCTGCCATCGTATCTTTGTGTGATCAAATGGATCACACATAATTCGATATACTTCGTTTTCTGAAATAGCCAAATAAGCAAATTCATGTTTGCCGGCTAAGACACTATTCTTAACTGTCTGAAAGTTCATATATACCTCATGGAGTGAGAAGTATCTAGGGTTCAATGCTACCATCTAAGATCTGGATAGCTATTGTCTACGACATCTGGATGTTCAAGCTTGGCTAACGTTTCCTTAGTGTATCTATCAATAAGAACCTTTAGGAAAGGATTTATTGTCTTACCTTCCATGGAAGCCTGGAACTCCATAATCTTCATTGCATCTTTCATTGTCTTGTTATCAGCATTACTAATCTCTCCACCGAATATTTGTTCGAAAGTTACAAGCTGATCAAACATTTCACTAATCGGATCTTTGACTACAGCGTCCTTCATCTCCTTTAATCTTTTGTAATGATCTGGATTTGCTCTCAGATAAGCCTCTTTGATTTTTGTAATCTTATCGACAGTAGCTTGATCGGTTAAAGAAACTTCTTTCTTGAATCTCTCATAAGTAAATTCGTAAGATTCATCGTAATGAACCGGACCATAGTAAGAGCCATCTCTACCGAAATCATGAACTTCTCTATCAAAGATTTCAATAGTCTTCTTTTCTTTATTGTTTATAACACTCTCAATGGCAATGTAGTATGTCGCATCTTTTGACCTGACAGTAATAAACGTACCAGGAATTTCGAGTTTATTGATTTCAGACAGTTTCATAATTTGTTTCTCCTTAAACTTTATGGAAAATTGTAGATCTATCAAATCTTCATTTCCGGATCATCAAAAGTCCAAAAATGACTTTTTCTATATCCTTCTACAAAGTGACTTAATTTAAATATTGGAGTATATTGTAGCAACCCCCATTTGCTTCGACAATCGGAAAAAGCTTCTTTCCAAATAATTTTATTCTTATAATTACTTGTTCTATACTCAATACGAATTACAGTAGGTCCATCCTTTATGTAAGCATAACGCTGTTTACCACTTTCCAAACCTTTTACTGCCTCTTGGTATGTCATATGCTCACCTTAAACTTTGTGAAAGATTGTGGATCTATCAAACTTAGCTTCTTTGAACTTGCAATTCGTAAGATCAGCTCCAGCAAACATAGCATCAGTTATGTTTGCATAACTGAAATCACAATCTTTCAGAATTGCATTTGTAAAGTTAGCCTCACTAACATCAGCGAAGCTAAAATCTGTACCTGTCAGATCTGCTCCTGTGAAATTAGCTCCATCAAGTTTAGATCCATATAAGTCGGTGTAAGTAATTTTTGCTGATGTAAAATCTGCATTCATCGCAACAATGTTGCGAAAATCAGCATGATCTACGGTGAGACCTTGGAGGTCTGCTCCAAGTCCAAACATGCCATGCTGAAAAGACTCGCAATTGGCATATTCTTCAATTGTTTCTTTGATAGAATGGTCGACAATGAGTACCTTGTGCGTAAATCTGAACGGGATAATATGACACATAACTATTTTCCTTATGTTAATTATGAGTTGTTGCATGAGAGAAATATATATATTAAACATAAATGAATATGCAGTACCGGATATCCGGTACTGCATTAATTATCTACATTTAAATGAAATAAGAATAACATATAAAATAAAACCTAATCGTAACCCAACTAAAGTACCAGATCTTGTGTACTTTGTATGAGTTGCTACAAAATTATCTACACTATCTTTAATACGTAAAATATCAGTATCAATAACACGAGATGCAGTGAACGTGTTCTTTGTTAACTGTAAAATAGCGAGATTATTTTTCATATCAACACCAGACAAAGCAGCTCTACGATAAATCTTTTGAATTAACTCTTCTAGTATTTTTGCATAGCCAATATAGAGAGTTTTCTTTTGCTTATCCTGTACTATCTCGTATGATGTCTTGTCTTTAACCTGCTGCGTAGCCATAGCAGAAAAAGAAATCAAAAGAGAATTAATCATATCTGGTCTTGTGTTGGCAGCTAGCTTAGCAGCTAACTGAACATATTTCGTATCTATAAATTCATTTGTATTTAATGCTGAAGAAATAACACGACTCATGATCATGTCAATTGTTCCTTGTAAGTTACCAAGAACTTTACCTTTTTCTTCATCATCAGAAACTAAACTAGTAGAATTGTAAGAATTACCTTTCGCATTATTTTCATAATACGCTTCAGCAATTAAAACAATCTTTCTACAGATACGAGTATGAATATCTGATATACTTTTCAAGATAGCCATATCTGGTCCGAATATTCTAAACACGGTAGTATAAATACTATTCGGTAGCATAGCCATAGTAGCATGTTTGTAAATTAACTTCTTCCATGTATCAGTTTCACTATTCTTGATATCTGACTTAGCTGTCAAATTATCAATCGTATATTGCATAACAGATTCCTTAGCACCGTAAGGAAATTGCATACTAACTTTACCACAGAAGAATTTATAATTTAATAATTTTAATAAATCCAAACAAGCCTGATAACATAACTGTTTTGTTAATGTCTTTACTAAATTATCTTGGTGAAGATGATAGATCAACCAAATAACTAATAAATTAAACTCGTTAGATGTAACATTAAAATTTTTATCTACTACATGGCTAGATTTAATAGCTTGCATAAATGCTCTCTTATCAATGCGAAACATATCAAAAATAGCATCTGCATCTTTCGGATACCAATAGGCTTTAATTACACCAAGCATGGGTGTATTGAACGCCAGAGGGTTTTTATCACGAACTTCATACATTGCTGTAAAACGAGACAGATCAGTTAAGGTCTGTCTCGTTATTACAGGTGTACATGCCTCTGAGAATAATTCTTTCAGAGTAGCCATTTCAATTCACTATCTGTACCTTACACAGGTACTGTTGAAGATTCTTCAATATAACGACGAATGTTAGAAACATTTACATATTGAGTTGTTTTACCATTATTCATAACAACTAATGTAGGAGCTTGCCTGATGTTAAATGCTTTTGCTTTTTCAACCTCTTCATTAGCAAGTACCACATCATAAGAAAGACCTGCTTCATCGAGGAAACGCTTTGCCATCTTACAATTAGGACAAGTAGCTGTTGAGAACAGTATTAAATGGTCCATGCCATCATGTGGATCAACGACAACCGGTTCGACCTTACATGCAGCACATTCTTTCTCTACAGAAACACCTTTCTTCTCTAAAGACTTATCTACATTATAAGTCTTGCGGTCTTTATATTCCTGCAGCTTACCATCATTCCAATTTTGCACAGGACGATAGTACCCAGTGATACGACTATAAACTTCAGTATTTTCACCACACTTGTCACATTTCGGTTTTTCACCAGCTATGTATCCGTGGTTCTTACAAACCGAATAAGTCGGTGAAAGAGTGTAATAAGGAAGCTTATAATTTTCAGCAATCTTTCTTACAAGATTTGCTGCACTCTTCCAATTAGGAAGTTTTTCACCTAAGAAAGCATGGAATACTGTTCCTGAAGTGTAGAGTGTCTGGAACTTATCTTGAATATCCAGCGCAGCAAACACATCATCAGTATAGCCAACAGGAAGATGCGAACTATTTGTATAATAAGGTGTATCATTATCTCCACTCACAGCTGTGATAATATCAGGGAATTGTTCTTTATCATGCTTAGCCAAACGATAAGCAGTAGATTCAGCGGGAGTTGCTTCAAGGTTATAAAGATCACCATACTTTTCTTGATAATCTGAAAGACGTTCACGCATATGGTTAAGGACATCTACCGTGAAGTTCTGAGCAGTTTCATCTGTCAAGTCTCTACGAATCCACTTAGCATTAAGGCAAGCTTCATTCATACCAACAAGACCAATTGTCGAGAAATGATTATCTAATGTTCCAAGATAACGCTTTGTGTAAGGATACAAACCAGCATCTAAGAATTTCGTAATAGTCTTTCTCTTAATATGGAGACTTCTTGCAGCAATATCCATCATCTTGTCAAGACGTTTGTAGAAATCTTTTTCATCAACAGCTTGATAAGCAATACGAGGCATATTGATTGTAACAACACCAATACTTCCTGTACTTTCACCACTGCCAAAGAAACCACCAGATTTCTTTCTAAGCTCACGAAGATCAAGACGAAGTCTACAGCACATAGAACGAATATCACTTGGCTGCATATCACTATTCACATAGTTAGAAAAATATGGTGTACCATACTTGGAAGTCATCTCGAAAAGAAGACGATTGTTTTCTGTTTCACTCCAATCGAAATCTTTCGTAATGGAATATGTTGGGATAGGATATTGGAATCCACGACCATTAGCATCACCTTCAATCATGATTTCGATAAATGCTTTATTGATCATGTCCATTTCTTTTTTACAATCTTTATACTTGAAATCCATCTCTTTACCACCAACAATAGCAGGAAGTTCTGCTAAGTCATCAGGTACAGTCCAGTCAAGTGTAATGTTTGTAAATGGTGCTTGTGTTCCCCAACGTGACGGAGTATTGACACCAAAAATAAACGATTCAATACATTTCTTAACTTGTTTATATTCAAGATTATCTACTTTAACAAACGGAGCAAGATAAGTATCGAAGGAGGAGAACGCCTGTGCACCTGCCCATTCGTTCTGCATGATGCCGAGGAAGTTCACCATTTGATTACAAATCGAAACAAGGTGAGATGCTGGTGAACTTGTAATCTTACCAGGAACACCACCAAGACCTTCTTTGATAAGCTGTTTCAATGACCAGCCTGCGCAATAGCCAGTAAGCATAGATAAATCATGAAGATGAATATCTACATTACGATGTGCATTTGCAATCTCTTCGTCATAAATTTCTGATAACCAATAATTTGCTGTAAGAGCACCAGAGTTTGATAAAATAAGTCCACCGACAGAGTACGTAACTGTTGAGTTCTCTTTTACTCTCCAGTCAATACTGTCAAGATACTTATTCATTGTTTCTTTAAAATCAATTATTGTTGCTTTTGTGTCACGTAATTTTGTACGTTGACGACGATACAGAATATAAGCTTTCGCTATATCTGCATACCCTGCTTGAATTAAAACCTTTTCTACACAATCTTGTATATCTTCTACAGTAATAATACCATCCTTGATTTTGGATTCAAACTCAGATGTGACTTTTAGTGCTAAAAAATCAATCACATCAGGATGATAGTTTTTGCCTTGCGCTTCGAACGCAGATTTAATTGCATTATTAATCTTTGTAATGTCGAATTCCACGACACGTCCATCACGCTTTTGTACTTGATACATGTAGGTTCTCCTATAAATGTTTTGAGGTTCAAACATAAGATGAGTGCACAAAAAAATTAGAACCTGCACATCATTTTGAGCTGAGAAACATTGTCTGCAGTGAGTACTCCAAGGTTGTCAACATCCTTTTGAATTGCTGCCACAGTGACATGATCTTCTGATATCATAGATGGATCAAATAAACTCTGAAGATTCTTTAATTCACGTTCGTAAGTAGCTTTTCTAATTGGATTTTCTTCAACTTGTAAAATACTCTTTAACTCTCTAATACGTTTATCCATTCTTTGATGTCTTGCTTTTAATTCAGGATCAACAGCTTTTCCGTTATTAGTAACTCCTTGCAGAATACTGTTATTAGAAATGCCATACATGTGATGATTCTTACCATACAAAGCAAACCATCCTGCTAACATCATAGACATGGTTAAGTCATCATGCTGTCCTATGATGTGATCAATTCTACCATTACGAACTGACAGAGCTTTGATTTCTTCAATTAAGTTATAATCATAAACACGATCAGCCATGATGTTGAGTTGGTTAATTAATACTTTTCCATACAAATCATTACGAGATGCTGCAGTTGTATTATAACCAAAATGCTTACGATTAAGACCAGAACTTAAATCAATCTTATCTAAATCTTTTGATGCAGAAGACCAATCCTGGATGAATGTATTGTAGATTCTTCTATAAGGAGAAATATTAGAAGCAATCAATTTATCAATCATAATGTCTACCAAAACAGCACCATTCTTATTTCTTTCTGGAACAAGAATAGAATTCGGTAACTCTTCCATCAATTCTGTTACACATTGTGCTACATGTGTAAAAGATGGAGTATTAACACGACAAGTTGCTACAACTCCTAAATCTGTAGGATCAAGAATACAAAGTGTTGTAAAATCTTCACCCACATTGTCAGAAGTATCGCATCCGATAATAAAACTCTTTAAATTATTCTGACCATCAAACAATACAGATTTAGAAACAAACCAATTAACCGTTAATGTTCCGTAAGTACTGTAATCAACAGGTTCCATTACAGATTCATTAACTCTCTTCAGCAATGCAGCAGGAACAACACTAGAACCAGTACCTACCTGCCAAATATTAAGATAGTCTGTTTCAATTTCTACCTGTGTCTTATCTGCTGTAACTTTCTTAAGCCATTCATCGGTTTCACCGAGTTGCTGATAAGAATATTCAAGATAGAACATATTGTTTGTTGACTCTTTATCCAAATACTCTTGAAGAGCTTTCCTATCTTCAAGATCATATAGTGTTTCTTTAAATCTAGCAGCATGCGATTTAATACGATAAGCATATGCACCAGATGGTGAAGACAATTGACCTGCAGTTGTAGTGATAATCTTACAAGTAGGTAATCCTGCTTCTAATGCAATCTTACTCGCCATGTCCATAGATGCTGCTGCAGATGGATAACTTAAATCAATATTCTTGTAGTAGGCAAACTCATCCCAGTGCTGTAAAGGAATTGTAGCACCACGAGCCTGCTTAGCAGCTGCTAACCTATCACCTTGAGCCACATATGTTTTGTACTCATTATTAAGAGCAGCATAGCTTAACCCTTCTTTATTATCTGTATCACGTACAGATCGATATACAAGGAACTCTGGGAGATTGTTTCTCATATCTTTCATACGTTTTACGTTATCCTGAATCAGTGTATCATCTTTAGCAAACATAGCAATAGTTGCATTTTTGTAACCAAAGTACATTGCCCATGAATCTAAAGATATTGTACCCATTGTTTTGCCTTTCTGACGAGGCATTGTAATAAAGGTATTTACACTATTAGCAAAGCACCATGATAGTGCTAAGTTAGCACGATTTAACTGATAAGGAATTGGGAAAGAACCAGGAGTTGTGATTCTTATAATTTCTCTTAAATAATACCAAATGTTTATTTTACACTCGTGCGCTATACGCGCAACGAGTTCAGAACTTGGATCAGTTAAATTGTGTGGATCGTATTTTGCTAAATCAGGCTGACTTAAATGAAGAAAGAATTTGTTGTTTTTAATTCCCATACGTTCCAGGAGGAGTGCCATACGAATAAACGATTTATTAGTAGTGTTTACTTGTAAGCACCCTCCTTGTGTTTTATAATCAGACTGGAATAACAGCATAATTACTCTTCATCAGGAACATTTGCATTTTTAATCTTAACAGCCGGTTGAAGTTCAGGAGCTTTCTCCAACATTCTTTTACGAATATCGGCTTCAATACGACCTTTAAAACGTAAGAATGTTGCATGCTCTTCTGAATCCAAAAAAGTAATATCAAATGCAGATCCAATTTTCTGTTTGTCACGATTATACGTAACAAAAAACCATTGTTTTCTATAATACACAGCAAACTTAGCGATACAAGATCCAACAGTACCGACAGCACATGCATCTTTGTATTTTTCGCACTGGTATGCCATTGCATCATAATCCTCTTTTGTGAGAATTTCTGCATCTTTGATATTCAGATCTTCCTTAATCTGTTCTACTTTTTTCTGAGTACGATTAAGTTTCTTTTTATTTTTTGAAGCCATAATAAAATCCTTTCAAAAAAATAGAGATAGGGGAATTAACCCTATCTCTATATATTGTTTATTCTTGGTTAAAGATATCATCATCCGGCGGAAGATTCTTACGACCCTGGAACTCTTCCTGACCATTGTAGTTAGAAGAAGGAGAAGAGGATCCACCATTATTCTGATATCCACCACTAGGTCTCTGCTGGTTTTCAACAGGGAAACTGGAGAGCTGAATCTGAATAGGAATAACCTGCTGAAGATGATGAATCAGATGCATAAAAGTATTAGTACTCTTTTCATCATCAGGAATATCACCAGTTCCATACGTGAAAGCATTGATATTACGAATCGGGAAGTCGTAAGTCTGACCATTCGCTTTTACGATGAAATGATAAATTCTCTTTTCATCTTTCTTCAGAATCAGAATGTAATCAAGATTACGCTTCTTTTCTTTAAAATTGTACGTATTGTACACAAGTGAAATTTCTTTACCAGGTTCAGCTTTCATGAGATCTTTCATATACTTACTGACAAGATAAAGTTCGTCATCTTTGAGAGCCTTGTTAAGAACAGGCTTCTGTCCTTTCACTGGGCCATACACGGTCATCATGCAATGTCCCATCCAAACGCGGAATGATAATGTGTCTCCATTTTGAGAACGGTAGGTTGGACCTTTTAACTTAAGGTCATCAATTGTGAATTTTCCCATGTGGGTTCTCCTTTGAATTAAATATTATAAGGTGCAATTATTTGTAATTGTTTCAGACGTTCTTCTAATTGCTCATTAGATAACAGTTGCCACATTTCTTTTTGTGCAAATTCAACAAGTTGCTTCTTATATCCACGCTTAATAGATTGCTTCATATCAACTCTATCTCCTAATGCTACATGTGTAGCTTTTGTAAATGGAATCTCATATGAACCAAACACAGCTTTACCTAAATCATCAGGTGATTTAATATCTCCTGTAAAAGAGCAAACTAATCTCCACTTATTTGTGGATGTAGCCAAATGATAGTCAATAGGATGATGACTTACCATAAGTACATTATGTTGATTCTGAATGGGTTGGATCAGCTCAACTAAATTCGAGCAAGATGATTGTGTTGTATCAGGATAATATTCCCAAACTATATCATTATGCTTTGTACAACCTCTTGTCATCTTTGTCTTAAGAATATGCTCAATTACTTGTGTAAAATGATCAGTTGGAACACGATAAAATTCCTTTGGTATCATTTTCTCATAATCAAATGCATACACAATAATCTGTCTAGGGACAGGAGATACTGTGCAAGAATAGCAATAATTGATTTGATTAATTAAATCATTCAACGTGTGTTGAACTTGATCTACAACATCATGAACTTGATTTTTATCAAAAATCTCTTTTCTTGAATCTGCTGAATACAATGCACAACACACATTTCTACAAATGGTTAGTGCATTAATCATAATGATATCAGTATCAGGTTCATAAAGAGTTAAGCATTTCTGTATTGCATCAATAACAGGTTTGTTTGCGAGATCTAGTCCTGACAATCCTAGATTCTCAGTTATCATTCTCTCCATTTAGTATCTCCTTGATACGTTCAATTGTAATATCCGTATATGTCGGATGTATATTAGCATAAATCAGATCAGGAAGGTTATCGACGGTAATAACCGGAAGATCATGTGTAATATCAGTTTGATATAGCATATCTTCTTTCTTTGCTTCTGCTAAATGCTTTTCTGTAAACACAGCATAAGGGTATTTTTCTTTCATAGTTGGCATGACAGCACTGCCGTCGCCAATGATGCGAATATGCATAACACGTTTTACATCATCACTATAAGTAAAAGCTTGACTCACTCGTCTATCTAAATAAGATAAAACTTCTGATGAGGAAGGATGAAGACTCATGTCAATTGTTATAAATGGAACAGCATCTTTGTTTCTAATAAATTTAGAAACAGAAGTATGCTTGTCTGCATCATAATTAACAATATAAAATCCCTTATCCTCTTCTTCAGCATGACGAAATCTTTCAAAACTCCCACCTGAAATAACTTTTTCCCATGTACTAGGACTATGTACATGGCCATTAAAAATTTGATAACGTACTTTAGACTGAAGTCTATTATAATCTAAACAATTACGTGGTTTCATAATCGATGCAGGAACTAAATGATCCCAATATCCATGACAGCAGAAATAATCTACTGCTTCCAAATGATTAGCAGCTAAAACGTTTAAAATTTCCTGTGTTACATCTGGATAAGGTTGATCATCTGGGCAAAACAAGATATCAATTCCATATGGAGTAAATCTCTCTACTTCAATCTGATCAATAGTTCTGATTAAAGGAATATTGTTGAACATAGGTATTTCTTTAGCACGATCTACAAACAATCTATTCTGATAACGATCATGTGAAAATGTGCCACGTAATACTCTAAGATAAATATTATTCTTTATTGCTAATTCAATTAGTTCATCAATAATAAATAGAGCAACAATTCCTGCATCAGAATTCAAATTCAAAAGGCAATCAAAGAAATCTCCACCTAGTAGCAATATCTGTGCTGTTTCAATTTCTGGATAAGCATATTTACGAAGACTATGTAAAAGTCTATCTAAACATATCTTAGGATTCCCTACATGAATATCAGTCAGAAATACAATTTTCATAAAAATTCTTCAGTTTCTTCTACTGTTGATGATGCTTGTGTAGTTCCTTGATATTGCTTCAAAAACTCTTCTGACAATTCTTCTTCATCTTGTTTCTCATCAACCTTTTCTTGATTCATAGCAGCTGATCTACGAAGAGCTTCTTGAGCCATTGCCTGAGCTTGTGCTTTATTTGCATCTAATTTATTTTGGTCAGTCATAAGCTGAATAACTGTACCAAGACTTTTTGTATACATTTGTTTTTTATGATTAAAACGATCATCAACATCATTTACTGCAAGATTATTAAATGCTTGCATAATGTTGATCCCATCTTCACCAACATTATTTACTACTCCAAGACGATTCCAGATAGCTGGAAGAGTCAATACTAAATTATTTTCATTTAGCAATTCTTCAACAGTAGAAAATTCTGTAGTTTTTACAATAAAAACAGGAGTATAAGGATCAATTCTGTGCATGTATTCATCGGCTAATTGCTTTAAAGATTCTTGATCTATATTACGTTGAATTGTAAAAAGAACTTTATACTTTTGATTAAACTCTTCTTGAGAGATAATATTCTTTTTATATCTCTGTACTTGTAAGAGATATTGTAGTTTTGCTGCTTCTTGTGGATCATTTAATTTATCAAAATCTACAGTACAATTATCACTATCATTTAGGTTCATATGCTCCTCCATAGTTATAAGTATACTATAAGACAAAATCCAATTTTAAAATGCTATGGACCAGATGGTCCATAGCATCAAATTAATGAACAAATTTAAATAACCCAGAAGTATCTCGTTTAATGCGGTCAAGTTGAACCACAGGTATTCCATACTCATTTGTAATAGAAATAATCATGCTGTAATCAGCA